TCTTCGGGCTGAATATTTTCGTCTGTCATTTTACTGCTTAACTAAGATTTGGAACCCAATAGCGTGGGGAATGTGATAACTTGTAATGTCTGTACGGTCGTCTAGCGCTTCGTACATATCGTACAGTGGCTCAATGTAGTAGTCTGGTGAGTACAGACGCATCATCTCGTTAGCAACAGGAATGTAAATCGCTCCACCTGAGTTAGTAACGTCAACAATCTTATCTACTAAATCAGGATTGATAGTCAAGTCTGGGGAATGCATATGAACCAAATCAAACTGCGGCTCGGTCATCGCTTCTAGTTCTTCGACTTCAATTACAGTGTAGTCACCAGTAAACGGATACTCTGGGTGCGTCAAAACGTGCGCCTCAAAAGCCTGTAGACAATCGTTGTTAAGAAACGTAAGAGCAACACCCTTTCTGTTTAGGTCGGCCACAAAGTCAAAGTTCCTATCAGGCGAGGCCACAAGAGCAGTAGTCGGCTTAACTAAATCAACAACCATCTGCGAATAGATTCCTGTAGAAATGTACACCATTTCTTTCCAGCCTGAAACCTTCCCTGAAAGTAAATCCCAGACATGAAGGTAATAATCGGTTCCAACCGCAATTGATCTACGATCAAGGTTACGAGAAGTCCAATCCGTGTTTACAGCACGAACAATGTCGTCGTAAACAGCAAAGAAGTCATAGTCCAACGCTTGAGAAGAGTTTTTAGAAAACTCATATGTGAGAGCGTTTGCAATTAAAAACTTGTTACCTAAAATCTTATCCATTGACAATACTCCTTGCTACCTGCCAGCGGTGCCACAGTCGCCGCACGTTAACCATCAGAAGCACATTAACTTCCTTTAACGCATCATTCGATGCCAAACTACGACCTTCCTCTAAACGCAAGAACGGGAAAGTCGATTTGATCTGAGCAACAATATCATCAAACGATGATGATGAAATATCATCTGTTGCCATACCCAAAACATACATAACGGTAATTAACTCCCGTTCTACGTGAGCCAAGTCAGCAGCAGCATCATATGCGGGTGTACTAGCATTTCCAGTTCTACTCATCAGCAAACTCATCCAAATTCTCAGCGGTCAAGGGCAGCGCAGTGCGTAACGGATCAGTGTCACCCGAATAGAAATGGCACAGAAACCCGTCGCCTGATGGAACATTCCACGCTGTCGTGGACGTATCAAACTTTACTGGTTCTTCAGCAACATGTGAAGCGTCAGTCGGTTCGGGGCCTTCGTCGGACTCGCCAAAAGCATTAATATCAACACCTCGGGCTTGTGCCTCAGTTTCCACGGCACCATCAGTTACGGTATACTTCTTCATGACTCTAGCGCTTCTAGGTTCTCCACCATAGTTAGCAAAGACCGGTACGCAGGGTAATCAGCGTCAGCCTCAGCAACCGGGATAACAAAACTTGAATCAAGAGTTGAAGTGTCTACATTCAACATCATCGCCATAGAGACAATATTCTGATTCAGAAAATCAATTGCCTTCTCTTTAGCCTTCTGGCGTTGTGCTTCTGAAACGGTTACAGCCATTAGTTCCTCACAATCGTGCTAAATCGTTCTCTGTGTTTTTATATGATACACAATCTTTGTATAGTTGCGCAAGTATAGGGCGAGGCTCTTCCATCAAATTGTTAGTTGCCGCCCAGAGTCTGAAAGACAAAGGCATGTCGGGAGTGGTTTGATTCAGAGAACACTCTCCGGTTCTCACATATTGTGCCACCTGCATATCGGGAAGAGCCATCAAATCCCGAACAACTTCGTTAGAATCTTCTTCATCAACATGCAATTCAAAATGCTCCAGCACGTCGCTGGCTAACTGGGCAACCGGCTCAGTGTTATCAGCGTGCAACAACGCCCACTGCCACTCCAACAAGAGTTTAAAGAACTCATGCAGCGAACAAGCGGCAGTATACGGATGCGTCATTTGCAACTGTTCAATGATTCCTGCTCCTACATCAGAGTCAACTTGGGTATAAATGATATGAGCCAAACCCTCATGATGGAACAATGTTAAATGTTTTTCAATCATTCGTAGAAAATCAGCACCCGTATGATTCAAGACAGTAGACTTATAATCTTCCCTACCGTGTAACTCATCAACGGTCATAGGCATATGCGTCTCCGTGGAAGAGCACAGCGGATTCATCCAATGATCAGGATGATCGGAACGAGGAACTGACGCCCACAACCGATAACCGCCTCTGAACCTAGCAGGGTCCCCGTCGCTAATTACAGACAACATACCCGGAAGCGTATCAATCAATCCTTGAACATCAGCGTAGTCAGCGGGGTCAAACCCGGCATCACGAATAGACACATCCAACAAAGGGCGCAACTTACTCAACTTGTCTTCAAGAGCGATCTTCTGTACGCTGTTAGTTAAACGCATGACAACACCTTCCTCTGCTAATATTATACCGCTTAGTAGTCCAGTACTTCGTCAATGCACTCTCGGATTGTCCAACTCTCGCCAGTAGTCAAAGGAACATCATCCAAAGGATCGCTCTGCCAATTGAAGCGAGTAATCATCTGACCATTACGTCCTACAATAAACTTTTCCCAACTATGGGGGATACGTGCAACAGCGCCGCCAGCCTTGTTCCAGCCCTCCTGCGCCGCCTCAGACGTATCCGCAGGAGAAGCATCCTTCACCCTAACCACGTTACCCAACAAAGCCGAGTAAACTAAACTGCCATTCTTGCCGTTAACGTCGATCTTTTCCGACAAGGGGAAATCAACAAACGGGTAAGCCTGCTCCATCCAAGCCGAAATCTCATCATTCTCGCAAGGCTCCATCTGGCCAAACTGATTGCACGGAAAACCAACCACACTAAAGCCACGATCCTTGAACTCATCATGGACTTGCTGTAACTGCCAGAACTGGCGAGTAGTTCGGGCAAACGACCAAAACGTACTACACTGCGGAGTGTAGCCTAACTTTGATACAGTGTTCACGACAAGAGTTACCTTGCCGTCAAACTGGTGCATAAAATCAGGTTCGCCATCAATTGAATTCATCTGAATATCGTAAATGCTCATTGCTCACTCCAAGGGTGCGGATTGCTAGAAACGTGGCCGTCGATGGGGCACTCTAACATAGAGTGTCCTGTGTGTGGATCAAGAATCTGAACAACGCCCGTCAACATATCTTCAACAGGAGTACACTGGACACGTATCCCACAGTCGAAAGGCACAAGTGAATTACCGGAAAGAAAGTACGTCTCGTTTACTTTCCTGAACTCGGTAAAATCAAAACTGCCCTTAAACATATGAGCACTTCCGCAGTCATCACCCACAGGAAGATTCAGTACAAACTTTTCATCACCCAGTGGGGTGTGTACCGTCATTGCGTATGCCATGTTACCTCCGGTATCTCAGGCTCGTCCAACTTCACTGAACCTTCATAACGAGGCCCAATACGGTTACCTTCCTCATCAAGACCAGTGCGGATACCATTCATCCAAGTCCACGGGGCATCCTGCATCTTCTGCATCTTAGCCTCGTTGTAACGCACACGACTCTCAATAAGATCAGGCTTATCCCAAAGATTCTCTACAGAGCACTCAATCTCTGGCATCACATTTGTGTCGAACACAAAGAAGAAGGCAAACGGCATCCCCTCGGGGAAAACAATCTCTTTCCCCGGCTCCGTAAGTTTCCACGCCATCTGAACCTCATCAGGCCACCAGTCACTCGGAATAATTGCGGACAGCGGAACAGCGCCCTCAACAAAATAGTTAGGCGACCCAGTTAGCCAAGTGTGGTGCCCTTCATCCGTGTTGAACGCCCAACCCAACTGAAAGTCAACCATGCCAATCTTGTTGCAGTTAGCAACCATACGATTGTTGTGTTCTTCCCCAGACAGCAGAGTAGGAACAGTATTGCCACCATCCCACTTTACCACCACGTCACAAGGAAGTAGAATCTCCCAGCCGTTCACGTTAGCCATAGACAACGGCAGGCATCGGTAGGCGTGCTTGTTGTACGTGGCGTCCATCCAGTCACGCATGAGTCGTGACTGCTTAATCTCAGGCGAACCCTGATGGGTCCGAACTAGTGTCAACTTCCCCATTGTCCGCCTTGCTGATAAGTGTAGTTAGCGTTTCCTTGGTTGGCTTCCCAACTCGCCACAGCGTACTTGTGAATCTCTTCGTGAATAATCTTACGCAACTGCTCTTCATCAAACCCCGCCACTACGACTGGGCTTTCATCAGGGAAAGAAGGCTTCTCAGGCTGTTCGTTTGTTTGACCAAAGTCTCTAGAAAACCCGCCGTGCTTGTGTGCGTCGTCGTTGTAATCAAACATTGTGACTGCTGAATACTTCACACCCTCAGTCACAGGAAGAGACGCATGAGCGTAAATGTATGTTGACGGGAAAAAGATAGAGTCGCCAGCCTCCGGCTTGTAAGTGATATCCAGCAACGGGAAGTGCAACTCGCCACCCTCATAATCATCGTTAAGATACACAATGTTAGACACCGTACAAATGTACGAAAAGCCGTGGTCAGTATGAACAGCGAAGTGCTCGCCCGGACCATACTTCACAAAGTTGATGGCTTCCATGTATCGCATAGTAATGTTGTACATACTCTGGTAGTGCTGAAGTCCGTCGTTAATCTTAGAGGACACGTCTGTGTAAACCCCGACAATCTCCGAAAACTCTGAAGGAGTGTTAGGGATGTACTCTTCAGCCATCTTGAAATCCACACAGTCTCGGTACTCGGGCATCTTGACGCCCTCACCAACGAGCGAGTCGTGCCACTTGAAGTATTCGTGTTGACTGTCATCCAAAGCCTGATGCAGACGGGCAGGAACATAATCTACCTCATCTAAACAATTCTTATAGACTACGATGCCCAAATGCGGGTCACCAATATACTCGTAGTCAAACTTTGGCGTAGTGCTGTGATTACCGTAACTCATGGTGTTATCGTATCAAACGTATCGGGTAGAGTCAAATCTTTCCAGAACATGCCAGAAAGTAGTAATGTTTAACCGCTCACCAGATTCTACTTTAGCAACTTGGTGTAAATATTTTTCGCTTGTCGGAAATGCGACCAGCATACCAGCCTTAGGAAAAATGAACAGGTCTTGATTGGGCATAAACAAATCGCCCCCGGTAAAGTCACTTCCGTGATTGTTAAAATAAAGAAGCGTGGAGATGTCACGGGAAGGGTAGCCTGCGTAGGTGTCTAAGTTTAGTGACGTGTCCTCAAATGTATCGGCGTGTAACTGTAACTCCCAGCCGGGAAGCGCACTAACTAGCGATGCTAACTCTTCTTGCCCCACGCCACACGAATAGTAGTTCTCAATAAACTCTCTAACTTTTAGGTTTAATCCGTCCATCAGTGGACGCAGGACAGCGCTCTCACCCAACTGAATAAACTTGTCGTACAAATGATCTTGAATGTCACGCCGAGGTAACTTGCTTATCTCCTCCGTGTACAGTTCCACAGTCTCTGGAGATAAAAAATCAGGCACAATGACTACGCCATCTCGTTCTTTCACAAGTATTCCTCGTTCAAGTTTTCAACCACGGTATAAAACGAAGGAGTTGTCCACCGCTCACCGCTAGTAACTGTACGGACACCATGCAGATAATTTCGGTCACCCACGAACATCACTGCCAATCCCGGTTTGGGTGTAATCTGAATGTCGTGCTGAGGGAAGTACAGTTCGCCCCCTGTGAAGTCGTCGTTGTAGTAAATCAAAGAATTCAGATCATAGGTGGGGAACGGGTTGGGGCTTCCGTCGTTCAACTCTTTGTCTGCGTGCGGTTGCTGTTCTATTCCTTCAAACCACCGCATCAAAACTGGAGGCCGAGACGTTACCTTAACTTTGAAGAACTCTTCGACTTTACCGGCCATCTTCTGAATGTATTTATCAATTGTTTGGTAAACGGCAGGATTTTTTCGCCCAATAATTTCTCCACTACACATACGGTCGTTCCAGTAGGTAGCGTCATAAATACAAACACCATTCTCGTCGTATTCAGTCTCTTTTCCGTTCTCCCATTCGTCAATCGTGGGTAGGAATGCCTGAACTACCGCTAAATCTTCCGGGTCGATAAAGTTCTCAAAGACAACGATGTTGTCGGAACTGTCCCCGTAGTAGCCCGAAGGTATAATCGAAACTTCTTCCATACCGATATTCTACAGCACACTTCCCGTACCGTCAACGCTTACTTGAACGCTGGCGGGAAGTAAGGAGGGAAGAATGGGGGGAAGAATGGAGGGAAAAATGGCGGGAAGAAAGGCGGGAAGAACGGCGGGAAATAGGGAGGAAAGAAGGGCGGGAAGAACGGAGGGAAGTAAGGAGGGAAGAACGGCGGAAAGAACGGAGGGAAGTAAGGAGGAAAGAACGGAGGGAAGAAAGGCGGGAAGTAAGGAGGGAAGAACGGAGGGAAAAACGGAGGGAAAAACGGTGGAAAGAACGGAGGGAAGTAGGGTGGAGCGACAGGCGTAATAATGACACTATTTGACCAGTCCCCGATAAGATGAGTGTTGCTCAGTCTCGCCCGGATACTATACTCAGTGCCGTTAGTCAAGCCTGTAAGAACCTTAGACGAAGACGTAGGCTGATTCGTTACGATTGCTTGCTGCGTAGAACCCCCACCCGTAGGGGTGGCTTGAAACGTGATGTATCTAGCGTAGCCTTCATCGGAATAATCCGAAGCGTCACCAGACGCCCCAAAGTCCCCAATAGCGTGAGCCGTCCACGTAACAGTAGTTGAAGCATCATCACCATCAGTAGCGCTAATAGTGTTCATCGTGCTAGGCTGACGGACTGGCATGAAATCGCCAATTTCTTCAGTCTCCACAGTTCCATCTGCGGCTGTGGTAGAACGCATAAACTTGTACGCAAAACCTGCACGAACCTCATCTTCGGGGGACGTGTCGCTCGTAACAATATCAAACGTACAAGTTTGTTCTGATCCTTGGGAGACATTCGCCCCACCCGGAGAACTAGTAGACGGGCCACCCTTACCCGCCTTGTCGGCGTTAGCGGGACCATTAGGATTCGTCCACGCCCGAACGTCTGCCGTGTTTTCTTTACCAGTGTATGACGGGGTAACGCCAAATGCTACCGTATTAGAAGACGTACCAATTAGGGGAGTACCCCCGCCAGACGTGGACGGCGTTGTAGTTACAGAACTTTCAGGTAACTTGCCACCTTGTCCTACATCTTTATTTATAGCCATGCCTACACACCTCAGTCGGAAAGGTCACCCACAGCAACCCAAGTATCTGTGCCCCTCTTGATTAGTGTAGCAGAAGACCACTGGTCCCGCAACTTAAGGCCCGGAGTACCGTTAACAGTAACACCCGAACCCGGAGTAAGAGTCGTCTGACCAGCACCAGTCTGTAAAACAGTAATCTGAGTACCGACAGGATAAGCAACAGAAGAGTTAGGAGGAACAGTCAACGTATTAGCCGAACCGACACCCATCTCAACCAACTTATCTTTATCAGCCAAAACAAGCGTATAACTCGCAGTCCGTGCATTCGTCTTCAAAGTAGACGAAGCAAACTCACGTTGAGTAGAACCATCACCAACAATAATCTTATCATTCGTGGAATCCCAAGCAATGCGGCCTTCTGAAGAAGAGGCAGTAGTTGACAGCAGCGAAACTGCAACAGCCGTACCAAGTGCCGAAGCCGACAGTACAGAAGTATTGTTAATGTAGAATGCTTTACCTGAAGCAAGGTCAATGTGTTCTGATGAGGTCCACGAATCCGTAGCATCCACCCAGTTAAAGGTTTTATCTGTTGCGCCCTTAAGTGTGATACCGCCACCATCAGCAGTTGTGTCATCGGGGCTAGCAACAGAACCTAACTCAATGTTTTTATCATCCACGGTAATCGTTGTGGAGTTTACCGTAGTCGTGGTGCCATCAACAGTTAGGTTTCCTGAGATAGTCACGTCACCGGCCACAGACAAGCCAACACCATTTATGAGTTGAAGTTCGTCGTGCCTTTGTCGGCTAACAATAGTGAACGACCCTGCACCCTTGATGGCTGTCTCAATCAACCCATCTTCAGAAGTGTGTGTCGGGTCTGTAATTTTACCAGTTACCTTAGCGTAAATTTCTGTCCCGCCGTTTGAGTTCTCACCTGAATACTGAATCTGTCCAAGATAGTCGGCGGCAGCAGGAGAAGAAGAGTTTCGGTAAAGGTCAATAACAGGGGCGGCTGACGAACCTGCGTCCGTAGAAGTTAATGTCAAATCGCCAGCAATCGTAGCATTATCATCAATCGCTACTGTGCCGCCAGCAGAATCAAGCGTAAGGTTACCCGACGAAGTGTCAATCTCGTTATCGCCTGTTACACCAACCTGAATGTTTCCTGAAG